GGCAAGTCGTTTACTTACACTTTGATTGAATCTGCAGATATAAAATAATGAAAACGGCTACATTGGCACTAAGTATATCAGCAACCTCACTAGCATCGTTTGTGTTAGCTTACTTCTACCACTTAACGATGGGGAATACGGAGCAGTATACCGCTCTCATTGCTGTTGTATTTGTCGATGGCTTTTTTGGAATAATTGCAGGTACAAAAAAGTATGGATTTCAAACTTGCAAAGCATTAAAAGTATTACAAACCGCTGTAGTTTGGGTAATCCTTCTAACAACCATTTTGGTTATTGAGAAGGGGTTTTCTGCTGCAAGTTGGTTAAGTGAAACTATATTAATACCGTTTATAGTGTTTCAGTTAATAAGTGCGTTAAAAAATGCATCAATGGCTGGTTTTATCAAAGCTGGATTGTTAAATGACATTCTTGATAAGATAGATAAGCATAAAGGAGAGCGCATCTAGTTCGTGTTATAAGGTTGTGGAGAGTGTAAAGTTGCGAGTTGATAAACTAAACCCTTTAACGCAAGATGAAAAACCTATTTGTATCTTTTTTAATTATTCTATGTGCCGTATTTGGTGCAAATGCCCAAGCTCCAGCAGCACCTGGTAATGGTATTTATGGACTGATCCATCCAACATATACAGTTGGATCAACTGCTCAAGGCACTACTACTGCTAATCTTACACTACAAAACACTACATTAACTAAGTACACTGCTACTCAGTTCCGCGTGTTTTATGATAAGATTGCATTTACTAACGCTACAGTAGCATTGATTGGTTCGACTACAAACCTCGATTTGCAATTCGTAACTAATACTGCCAATGGTTTCATCACAATCACTTTAGTGTATACTGGATCTACTCCAACATACACACTAGCAAATGGTGAGAGATTTGCAATCACATTTACTCACGCTGCAGCCGCTACATTTAACAACTTAGCGTCAATCTCCAACTTAACTTGGACTGGTCCGCAAGCATTCTCTCCTTACGCTTCAACTGGAGCAGGAATGGATACGACTCTAACCCTACATAACTACGGTGGTGTATTCCAAGTACCAACTTTCACATTTGCAGGAGCGTTTACTAACGTAACTGGTACTGGTGCTAAAAACTTACCATTCGCATTAGAAAGACGTCCGGCTGGAGGTAACACATGGACTCAACACTCAAATTACTTAACAGACAACTCTGGTAACTTTACGTTCACAGTTAACTTAGATACAACTTATTGGGATGTTCGTTTAGCAATCAAAGGCGATACGATGGCTACTGGTAACATTATCTCATCAACAGACGCTCAGCTAATCAATCAGTGGGTACTTGGTAACGGTACTATGACTGGATTTGATTACTATGCAGCAGATGTTAACAATTCTGGAAACATTACAATCACAGATGCTTACGGAGTGTTTGGTCGTGTAGCAGGTAACTTCAACCAATGGCCAAATAACGTAGAGGATGTTAAATTCTTTACTGCAGGTGAGTATGCTCAGATCAATGGTAATGCCAACAACATGACGTCTACTATACCGGGTGTAACCAACTTCAATTACGAAATCATTGCAGGTCAGCCATCAACAGTGACCTTCTATGTAGTCGCTCCTGGAGATGCTAACGGAACTGGATATCATATGGCTCGTATGACTCCAATCGAGTTGTTAATTGATCCAACTCCTGGTATTGAATCACAAACCTATCACGTAATCGATCACACAGTAGAGTACGACTTTACAACAACTCAAATCGAAGTGAATGTTCCTAGATTGTCTGTAGATGCTGGTAACCTAGTCAACATTCCAGTTAAAGTATTCACTAATGGAGTAGAGCTAAATGCACTTCAGTTTGGAGTGCAGTATGACCCGGCTGTGCTTGAATTTAAGAGTGTTTATTCTAATTCTAATGCTATGAAGTGGCTTACCTTCGTGGATCCTTCCGCCAATGAAGTGGCATGGGGTGGATTTGATCCATCTAACAATGAAAATACTATTGGTGATGGGGATGAGGTTGTTACATTGCAATTTTTAGCTCTACAACCACAATCAGCTTGGGAAGAGAGTCCACTATGGACAACTCGTAAGTTTGCTGGCAATACTGCTCATAAAGACTTAGAAATCACTCCAACTAACGGAATTTTACAAGTTATTAAGTCTACTATAGGTGAATTAATTGATGCTAATTCGATTGAAATTCATCCTAATCCAGTATTAGATGAGGTGGCAATTACCTTTAATGTAAGCGCTACATCTTTGAATGCACAGCTAGCTATTTACGATCTTCAAGGACGTGTGATAGTTACAATCGTTAACGGACAATTACCAGAAGGTCAGTATACTTATGTAAAGGACTTAGGAAATTTAGCACAAGGAATGTATGTAATTAACTTGTCGTTAGACTCACAAAACCCAATTAACGAAAAACTAATAAAACAATAAGCTATGTCAGAAGAAACAAACGACGGGACTTGGTCTGGTCTTAAAAAGACGATCGTTGGTACACTAACTACAGTAATTACTGGTGGTGGTGTTTGGTTAGGAACAGCACTTTATGGTAATCACGATGAGCCTAAAGAAGAGACAAAAACAGAACAAAGCGGTGGAACATCTGCAGCTCCTGTAATTGTTAATGTTCAGCAGAATCAAGAGAATAAACAAAAAGTAGAGAACGGTGGTGGTACAGTTATTCGTGAGCGAGTAATTGAAAAGCCTGCTGCACAAACTCCTGCAGCTCCAGTTAAGAAAGAAGAAGAATCGTGGTAAGATTTTTATCGATATTATTACTAGTGTCAGTGCTGTCTTCTTGTAAGACAGCTCAGGCGCAAGGTGGTATTGGTTCTGTTAAGACGGAGCAGTATCAGGCTGAGTTTGAAAAAAAACAAAGCATTGAAGCAGTTGCTGATTACGATGGTAGTGTTCAGATTCCAATTCAAATTTTAAAGATTGGAATTAATGAAGAGTTATATGAGATGTATCCTGAGTTGAAGGATAAACGTGTTGGTTTGGGTGTTACAAATATTGTTTTGGAATATCTGGAATACACTAATCGTTTTGTCTTTACTGAGGAGAAGGAGGAGATTAAGCAGCGAATGATAGCTCAAGATAAGGCATCAGATAAGGGTGTTTCACAAAACAAAATAGAAGTCAAAGGTAATGTTATCCTAGCTAAATATTTTGTATACATAGAGGTTTATGACTTTTCAGTTAGTGAAGACGAAATCGTTAAGGTCGACGGAAATCAAACAATAACACAGACAACTCGCTTAGGACTTCAAGTTAAATTTGTTGATGCCGAAACTGGACAAGTAATCATGGGTTCAGGTTTAGGAGAAGCAAATACGGTTAAGATGACATCTATATTAGGTGACGTCGCAGATGAAGTCAAATTCAATCAATCTACCATTGGTGTCAGTACAAAAAAGGCTCTCGAAACAGCTTCGAGCCGAATTGTAACTAGAATGATAACCAAAGGTATATTCACGCATTGAAGCTATTAATATCAATTTTAATTTTCTTTACTGCATTTGTAGGATATTCACAAACCTACAACTACACGTATACAGATCCGTGTAATGGTACTACACAGACAGTTGCTGTTCCTATTAACGGTGAAGTCACAGTTGGGTATTATGGTTTTGTTGAGACTTTTAATTATAACGATTTTACTAATGGTGTATTTGAAAGTTGGGCAAGTGGAGTATTTGATCAGTTTGGAGGCAACTCTCCTTGCTCTCAAATTGTAGGAGTTGGTACAGTAGTTGATGTCTCACAGGGTACAGCTTTTAATGTAATTGGTATTTTAAACTCACTTGGCGCAATTAGTGATATTGCGGGAGTTGCAGGAGGTGCAACTAATATGTTAGGAGGTTCGGTATCATCGGTATCCAATTCTTCTAATGAAGAGTCCTCAGATAAAGAGGATAATAATAATCAAAATCAAACAAATGGAACAAGTAACGCTACTCAAGGAAGTACAACCACTTCTGGATCAACTGAAACGAGTTCAAGCAGT